TTTTCCCGATGCGGTGGTCTTCAATCCGGGCGCTGCGCGCCTTCACGGCGTAAATGATGACCCCGATGAACACGGCAGCACCCACCCACGGCAAGGTTGCCGAAAGCCAGCCCTCCAGCCCAAGGATTCCAAACACCCGATCCGCCAGCGCCCGGGCTCCTTCTGCCTCAGTCACAGCCGGAGCGATCTGCGCACCTATTTGCGCACCGACAGTGCCGATCGCCCCAAGCGTTCCGAGCCCGATCTGAGCGTTGGCCGCAGTGACAATGCGGCTTTTGACCGGGATGCCATCGACCCGTTCAGGCGCAATCCATCGCGGCTCTGCGCGCTCAAAGGCCTCGGTCAGCGCCACATCGATGATCGGCACCAGCGGCAGACTGTTATCATCCCGAAACGCCAGGATTGCAGCGCGCGTGCGCGGCCCCATGACGCCATCGGCCTTGCCCACTTCGTGATAGCCTAGGATTCGCAGGCGCGCTTGCACATCGCGAACGGACAGGGTGACGGCCGGGGCCACATTGCCCGCCCGACGCACCCCGAGCAACTTGGAGACCGGATAGCGTTTCACATTGACCGCGTCAGACTGGTTGCCACCGAGCGCCCAGACCCAGGCACCCTCGATGCGGTCAATAAAGAACACATGCCCCTGCCAGCTGGAACTGCCGCGCGGGATCACGCCAATGTCGCCCGGCTGCGCATCGTGCACCGCTACCGGGACGCCCCAATTCAGGTAAGACCGCGCTGTCAGTTTGCGGGTGGACCGTAGGCCCGCGCGCTCGAGACAATGGCCCACAAAGGCTGCGCACCAGGCCACAGAGTCATGCTCGACCCAGTCATGGCCAACCGAGGCGTACATTTCCATCACGGCGGGGTTGTTCTCGGGTCCCGGGCCCTCAACGGTCCCGATATAGGTCTTGGCGATATCAAAAGGGGTCATAGCGGTCTCCATGCGCAAAACCGCCCTTGGGCGCGCGCGGTATGCAACATTCAGGTTTCAGGGGATGTGGTGGGCGTGGCGCGATCAGCGCCGCGTCAGGTCAGGATGAGCCAGGAGGCCAGAAGGCCAATGATCGACGACACGGTTCCGGCGATTGCAAACCCGGCCAGGACGGTTTTGCGCATGGCCTCGGTTGCTTCTTGATGGGCCTGGTGCCGGGCCTCCTGCGCAATATTGGAGACCTCGTTCTGATGCACCTGCTTTGGCAAGCCGCTCAGGACCGCACCGCCGGTTTCCAGACGCACCAACCGCGTGATGAAGTCCTGCACCAGGGCCGAGGTCTCCTTGCGATGCTCTTTGGCGTCGGTCAGCTCGGCCTCGATATGCCGCAATGTGCTGCGTATCGCTGCGATTTCGGATCGCAGATCGTTATCTGTCATGGGCCTTTGCCTTCTTATCATATGTCTGTTTCGCCAGGTCGGCGCGGCGCTAGCGGTCGTCAGAGCCTGCGCCCTGCTGCGGCTGTTTGAGCTCCAGGGTTGTCACAAAGCCGCCCGCGCGCGTCAGCGTGTGGGTGACTGCCTCGATGCGGTACGCGCCATCGACGCCGGGCCGCGTGCCTGCGATGATGCAAAGCCCGTCGGGGATTGCAGCCGTGTTGCCTTCGATGGTCACGGTGCCTTCGCCCGCGTCCCGCGCGGCGGTCGCGGCATCGCTGTCGGTCTGCTGGGTGGTCTCGACCCCATCCGGTTTGGCAAAGCGAAACGCATGTAGCGCGCGCACATCAAGACCGGTGGCGCGCTCTGCCAAGTCCCACCGTGCGGCAATCATGTCATACCACCTTGCGCGGACTGTGCTGAACTGCGGCCGCCCCAGCTGTGGAGCAATATCCCAGCTTTGCAGGTTGTCGCCCCATCGGGCCAGCACAAAGGCCTGATAGGTGCCGTTGCGCTTTGACAGGAGCGCGGTATTGCCGACGATGCGGAAGTTGCCGCCCACTTCACGGGCCAGCCGTTCACCCATGGCGATGAAGCTTTCGTCGCGCATCTCGAAATAAGTCCGCCGCAACCCGCGCAGGTCAGGGTCGACCTCAACCGTTGTAATGCCCGCATGACCCGCAGCATCACGCAGGATCGTCTCGATGGTCTGGTTGTCCCAATGGCGCTGCTGGCCTTCCTTGGCAGGCCCGGTCGTATCCATGCCCTTTGCGACGATCATCAACCGACGCCCGGCATTCCGGTTGCCCGAGGATTTGACCTCATCCACAGTGCCGCGAAACACCACCCGCAGCCCTGCGCTTTCCCAGCCGAGTGCGATGATCACATCAGCGCCTTTTTGCGGCAGGATGATCCGAGCTTCCGTGTCGTCAATTTCCAGATCAGCGCTGTCGGTGTGAGTGCCCACCTTGTCCGACACCCGCAGGCCAATCAGCACCGGCAGCAGCGCCGTGGTGATATTGCTCCCCGCCACCGTGACGTTGAACAGTGCGCGTTTGGACATGGGGCGGGTCTCCTTACCAAAGCCGGATCGGGTCCAGCACCTGCTGCGCACGCGGGATCGGGATCGGCATCTCAAAGCGGGTCCCGACCGGCAGGGTCTGGCCAAGATCGGCCAGCCCAGGGTTCAGGTCGTAAATCTGCTCCACCAGACCGGGCATGGGCCGGTGGAAGCGTCGCCAGACGATCAGGGAGACGGTCAGCCCGTCGCCTTCAATGGTTACGGTTTCGGTGACTGGGTTGGTCATGGTGGTCCTCATGGCACTCACCGTGTGGCCCAGAGGAAGATATCGGCCAGCAACGAGAAGAAACTGGCTGAGGATGGGCTGGAGCAGCGTTTGACGCTGATATCAACGTCGATGACTTTGCCGACGCCCTTGGGGTCGAGATAGGTCGAACGTTCCTGCACATCGAGAATGACCACCCAGCCCATGACGGCGCCGTCGCCACGCATCAGGTATTGCGGCCGTCCCGACGCCCGCGCCTGATAGAGCGTCTGCAGCTGACCAAGCCCGCCGAACTTTTCCGGATAAAGCTTGGCCTTGATGGTCCAGCTCTCCGGGCCCTCGCCCACGAACTCCAGCGGTGGCCGAATGCCAAGAACCGGCTTTTCGGCAAAGCCCGCCTCATGGCCATGGCCATAGCTGTTCGTGTTGAAGGGGATCACCTCAAACTGTACTGGTCCCAACATCATCAGCATTACGCAAACCTCATGCCTGTATCCGCAAAGACGCCCCGGAAGGCTTCGCGCAGTTCGCGGCGCATCTGCTCACCGATGTCGCGGGAGAGCTGCGCAGGATCGACGCGCTCTGTGGTGTGGATGGTCGGCGCGATGCTGATCTGCACGTCGATTTTCGGGAAGGCGGCGCGCGTTACCCTTTGCGCTGCCGCCGGTGCATCGCCCGCATCCGCTGTGCCGGCCCGCAGCGCTGGCCCCTCGACTACATCTGGCGCAGACATGACGGACGGTGGTGTGACCAGCTGCGGCCCGATTGACTGGACAGCGGCTACCGCTGACGGCAGCCGCTGGATTGCTGCAACCACATCTTGGATTGCGCCGAACGTGTTCACGAAGCCTGACCGGGACGGCGTGACCAGTTCTGGCCCCTCCTCACCCACCAGATAGGTGCCATCCCGGCTGACCGGGCCACCACCGGCACGGGCACCGTCAATCTCCGGCATTGACGGCACGGGTGCCGCCGCACCGCCCTCCGCGGCAGCCATTTCAGCGCGGAGTGCCCGCATGCGGTCGAGTGCTTGGTCAATGGAGGCAGTGTCGATCTTGGGCGTGGTCTCCGTTTCCCCGAGTATGCGCAGTGCCTCTGTCACCTCATCCGCGCGGGCACGACCCGCATCGAGATCTGCCTCGACAGCGACCAATTCCTCCTGCAGCCTTCCAAGGTTGGCCAGCAAGGGGGCCGCCAGGCTGTCGCCCATCGGCCCGTTTTGATCAATCTGGTCGATCTGCGCCTGAACCCCGGCCATTTCACCGCGCAGGTGGCCGGCATAATCTGACAGGTCTTGCAGATACTCTGGCGTTGGCAGATCACCAGCCGCGCGCGCCGCCGCCAGCGTCTCTGCTGCCCCTCTTTGGTAGGTCGGCAACAAATCAAATTCAGCCTGCCGCGGCGGCACCGGGATCTCTGGCGGTGTGACCTCCTCATCGCCCATCATCCAGCGCAGCCAGCGCGGCGGCTCGCCAAAGTTGATCAGGCTGGACAGATCAATGCTGCCAATCGCGTCGATGATACGGCCCGGAATGCCCGCGACCCAGTCGATGAATTCTCCAAACCGCTCACGGGCCCCGTCCCAGACCGACTGGATCAGAGCGCGACCAGCCTCGACCAATGCGCTGGCCGCCTCGCCTATCCGGGCAGGCAAGCCAGCAAACCAGCCGATGATGTTTTCGGTTACCTCCCGCGCCCGTTCGGTGATCCGGGCGATGTCTTCCTCGGACAGGGTCTCGCGGGTGAACAGACCCGAGAGTAACTCGCCAAGACCCGACAGCTTTTCGCGCACCCAACCCCAGGCTACACCGAACCCATCGACCAGCGGCGTCAGAAAGGACAGCTTTTCGCCGACCCAATCGAGACCCGGCTGCAGCGCTGCGCTGATCGCCTGACCCACGCCGGTGAAGATCGCGCTGATCCGGTCCCAATATCGCCAGATGGCAATGCCAGCGGCGGCCACTGCGGCGGCAATCACCGCGAACGTGCCCCAGACCGGGGCCGAAATCGTGGCCACGGCCGCGCCGATCGCCGCAATACCCGATGACAGGGCGGCGACACCGGGAACCGCCAGCGCAATGCCTTTCAAACCCGCCACCAGGCGTCCGATAGTGCCGAGGGGCTGGCCAGACATGGCCGCCAGTGCAGATTGCAATCCGATCATGGAGCTTGCCGCCGTGCGCGCCCCGATGGCCGCCCGGCCGATGCTGTTATAGCCCGCCGCAATCAGCGACAGAACACCCCCGCGCCCCAGAAGCCCGGCAAAGCGCAGCGCCGCCATGGCGCCTTTGAAGGCGATCACCGCCGCGGTGGCACCGACCACTGCCAGCGTCACCTCCGGATAGGCATTCGCCAGATCGGCCAGACGGGTGATCAGCGGCGTGACGGCTTCGGCGAGCTGCGTGATCGCGGGCATCAGCGCATTGCCGATATTGATCTGCAACTCGGTCAGAATGTTCTGGAACCGCTGCATATTGGCCTGGAACGTGTTGTTGCGGGCAGCAAACTCTGCAAAAGCCGAGCCTGCGTAATTGGCGCGATCCCCCACCATGCCGAGCGTGTCCTCGACAAGGCCAAGGTTGGTCAGCAGCGGTCCGAGCGCACGGGCCTCATTGCCAAAGAGCTGCGACGAGATCGCCGCGCGCTGCTCTGCTGGCAACTGGCCGATGCGCCGAAGCACGTCGATCGTGGTCTCGACCGCGTTTTCCTGCATGGAGCGGGCGGTATCTTCTGCGTCGATCCCAAGGGCTGCGAAAGCGCGGCGCTGTCCGGCGGTGGCGGCCTCGCCTTTTGTGAGCGCCGCCCCCATGTTTCGGAATGACGTCGCAGCGACCTCGCTGGTCGAGCCTGCTGCCAGCATTGCGGAGGCGAAGGCGGATGTTTGCTCAGCCGTGAAGCCAAACATGGTCGCCTGCGCGCCCACACGCTGGACCACGTCCAGAATATCCGCCGCACTCGAGGCCTGGCTGTTGGACAGATGGTTCATCGCATCCGCGAGCAACACCGTCTCATCAATGGTCAGCCCGAGGGCCGTCATCAGGTTGGCCATCGAGCCACCCGCCTGATCGGCGCTGATATCAAACGCCACCCCGATCCGGGCAGCAGCATCCGTGAACCGGATCAGGTCCTGACCAGCGATCCCGGCCTGGCCTGCTGCGGCGGCAATGTCGGCAAGGCCCGTCACCGCGATGGGAATGTCGCGCGACAGCGCAAACAGGTCCTGCTGGAACTGCGCAAAGGCTGCAGGGCTCGGGAAGTCCACCACCTTGGCCACATCGGCCATGGCGCTTTCAAAATCCGAGGCGGCCTGGATCGGCGCGCCAATCGCGCCGCGCAGGGCGTAGAAGCTGGCCACTGCATCCACCAGCCCGCCGCGCGCGTCAGCCAAGGCGCGGTTGTTGCGGGTGATGGCCGCGTTCAGGCGGTCCCCGAAGGTGATGGGCTGGCCATTGGTCTCACGGACCGTGTTCGAGATGCCCGCCAGCGCATTCGCCGCCCGACGCGCCGGGCTGGTCACCCGGTCCAGCAGTTCGATGACCAGTTGGGATGTGAGCTGTGTCATCTGGTCACCTCATCTTCGCAGCACGCGCGGGACAGCCTCCACGGCGTCGCGTCACCTCATCTTCGCCGCCCGCGCGAGACGCCGGGCCTCGGCGTGCCAAAGCACCACCTCGGACCAATCCATCTCCTCAAAGGCCGTGAGCGGCGTGTTCAGCCAGTGGGCGGTTTCGGCAACGACCGATCGCCAGGAGGCGAAGCCGTGCCCTTGGGGAAAAAATCCGCAATCACCTCCGACAGCGCGGTGAAG